CAAAAAAGGGCCTTCTTTGTCTATTAAGCGTGGAGAAAAATTACCAGCAAGCAAAGGCGCAGGTTTAACTGCTAAGGGTAGAGCCAAATACAATAGAGCAACAGGCAGTAAATTAAAAGCTCCTGTAACTGGCAAGGTGAAGAAAGGCTCAAAAGCCTCTAAGAGACGCAAGAGTTTTTGCTCTAGATCAAAAGCCTGGATTCCTTCTGGAGGTTGTGCAGGTAAGAAAACTAGAGGTTGTGCAGCTAGAAGAAGATGGAAATGTTAAAGTATGTCATACAGAGATATAACAACTAAAAACAATTACTTAGATCAGGCTATTCTCAACAAGGCGAGAGTAGACAAGTTTTTACTAACCCTAACTCTTCCAGAGGCGCTAAGAGAAATAGATGTTAGCTACGGAGCCGCTACTGAATCTAAGGTTGTTTCTAAGAGATTACAAATGTCTGTATGGGGTGCCCTAGTACCAACTATAAGCGTACCAGCCTTAGGTGTTCCATATCAAGGCCAGGTGCCAAAAGTTACTTCTTTCTCTAGACCAGCCTATGAGCCTGTTAAAGTTAGCTTTAATGTTGATAGCGAATTTTACAATTATTACGTAATTTGGAAGTGGTTAGCCTTGATGAATGACCCTGTTAATTCAAATTACGACAACAATAATATCTCTGGTTTAGTAAGCCCAGCCTCTAATACTTTGATTGAGAAAAACAAGGCGAGTTTTATACCAACTTATGCCTCTCAAATCTCATTAAAGCCGTTGAATGAGTACAATCAGGTTATAGGGGAGTTTATTTATACCCAATGTTTTCCAGTGTCTCTCGACGGTATCAATTTTAACTACCAAGATTCTCAAGAAGTTGTATCAGGTTTTACATTTGAATTCAGTCAATTAACTTTTTCTATCGTTACCTAAAAAATATTTTGGCCGAGCCATAAATAATTATAACATATGGCAACACAAACAATAGAAAGTCCTGGTGTTCAAATTAATGAGATTGACTTGTCTCTAAGAGCAGTAGTTCCTAATGGTACTAACGTGCTTGTATTAGGTTTTGCTAATCAAGGCCCTACAGAAGAGGTTATTGAAATCCCTGATATTCAAACATTTGAAACAATTTACGCAACCCCAACTAATGCTGCTGAGAGATATTTCTATCATTCAGTAAGAGGAGTTCTTAACGGTGGTGGCAGACCATTGGCAGCAAGACTGCCCTACGGTGATGGAACTGGTGCTGGCACTTCCACTAAATATAGTTGCTTAGCTTACCCAGCAATTCCGTTTCAACAAACTCTTCAAACTGAATCTCCAAACATCGTAACATTTTCCTCTGAGCAATCTGGTTATTTCATTGGAGCTCCATCTTATTTAGAGTTGACTGAAGCTCAGTATCAAGATATTGTACAAGGCAACATTGGTTGGATCAATACTTATGCTACTTCTAACACCTACCAGCAAGGTGGTAGAAACTTTGAAACTTTTGCAAATCTTGCTTCTGCAGGTGTAATTATTGTTAATAAGTTTAAGTCTACTTTTGATTCTAAGACTTTTGAAGGTTATGGTTTTGGTATTTGCGATAGCTTTGATACTAACCCTGATCCTTCTACAGATTTTAACTGCGTTTCAGACATTAAATATGCTCCTCTAAACGCAACTGTTACTCCTTCTTCTACATATTCTTATTCAACAATCCCTTCTCAAAGATTGAATTTTGATTTAACAAGTACTGTTAACAGCAACAAGCCGTCTGTTTCTCGTAATATTGAGCAGCAAGGCTCAAATATCAGCTTGTACCAGGCTTTATATATTGATTCTGTTAGCGTTAAAGTCTTAAAACTAAGACAGTCTATTTATACCCCTAATGCCTTAACATTGGACTACACAATGCCTGATGGTTTCTTAGGTTCTTTCAATAGTTTTAGAAAGATTCAAGACCAAAATGGCGGTCAACCAATTGGCTTCTTCATTGGGGATGTTGATGATGGTTCAACATATGTTCAAGTTATTGTAAATCCAAATATTTCTACAGTATCCGGTGATTGGACAAATACATATGGTAATCCAGGTAAATTTATCTGTGTTCACCACAGTTATGCTGATACCTTAGCAAAGATTGATACTAACGTTAAGAGTAACAAAGCTTTCATAAATACTGTATTGTATGGCGCTGGTGTTGCTGCAGGCGCAACTGCATTTGGTGGTACGTTTTCAGACTTTTTAACAGATTACGTAACCCCATTAAATTCTGTTTACAGCTATGGTCCAACAGTATTGAATAATACTTCAAACTTTACCGACACATTTGCTACAGGTAATGTACCAGGCAAGATCGATAGAGTATTTCAAACAATTGAAGATGTTGATGCTTTGAGAATTGACTTGTCTGTAGAAGCAGGCTTGGGTACAGTTTATGCCTCAACTAAAACATTGCTATTGAGCGCTTACGATGACACTATTCCAGTTAACATTGGAACACTACAAGCCGGTTCATGGACAGGTTTATATAGAATTAACGGAGCATTAGGTTCAGATAGCTTAACAACAACTATTCCTGGTGTAACTGCGCCAATTACATATACTGCTGAGGATTTAAAAACTAATTACTTGGCTGTGTATGAGCAATTCAGAGTATTTGCTCAAAGCGTAAGAAAAGATCACATGTTCATTGCTGATCCATACAGACCAATTTTTGTAACTGGTGCTAGACAAAAGAATCTTGCTGATAAATCAAAGACTTTCGTTCAGAACATTGTTACACCAATGAAGAACTTGTATGATACTTCAAGCACAAGCTTTGCTGCAGTATATGCAAACTGGGCTCTTGCTAACGACTTATCATCTGGGCAAAATGTTTGGATTCCAGCCTCTGGTTTAATTGCTGGTATGATGGCTCAGGATGATGCTAACTTTGCTCCTTGGTATGCCCCAGCAGGCTTCACAAGAGGTAAATTCCCATCACCTGTGTTAGACATCGCTGTAACACCAAGCCAACGCAACAGAGACTTGCTATACAAGATTGGTTTGAATCCAATCACTAAGTTCCCTAACGACGGTATCACAGTATTTGGTCAAAAGACCAAGCTTGCTACACCATCTGCGTTTGACAGAATCAACGTTAGAAGATTGTTCTTGTATCTAGAGAAGCTAACAAGATCAACTCTCAAGTACTTCGTATTCGAGCCTAACACACTCTTTACAAGAACCAACGTTATTAACGTTCTCAAACCTCAATTTGATATCGTTAAGAACAATCAAGGTATGTATGACTATTTGATTGTTTGCGATGAAAGAAACAACACTCCTGAAGTAATTGACCAGAACCAATTAATCGTAGATATCTATATCAAGCCAACTCGCGCTGCTGAGTTCATCTTGGTAAACTTCTACGCTACAAGAACTGATCAAGACTTTAACGAGCTAATCTAATTTAGAAAGGTTTAACTTATGGCACTTAATATAACTAACTACTTCAGAGTGATGCAAGAGAGAGATTTCTTGCGCAATCACCAGTACAGAGTTTCAAGCTTAATATACGAAGGTTTTTCTCTTGGAGAAGATTCATTAGTATATCTAAAGACTGCAGAAATTCCTAACCGCACTATTAATGCAGTACCAGTTCCATTCATGGGATTAAATTTCTCAGTACCTGGCACTGCTCAATATGCTGGAACAATGGATTTATCATTCTATTGCGACCAACCTCAAGTAATCAGATCATTCTTTGAAGCAATTTCATATGCTACATTCGATGATAGATTCTCTGGTGGTGCATATACAGTAAACGGAGCTAACTTGCTATCGTTTTATACTTACAACAATATCTCTACTGAGCTTGTAACCACAAAGTATACATTAATTGGTATTTACCCAACTGTTGTTGGTAATTTAGCAATGGATACAACAGGTCAAGGTGAAGTATTGAGCTTTACTGCTACTATTGCTTATCAATTCTGGGAAAAAGGACCAGACTTGTTCCCAGTACCAGCAACTCAACCAGCAAGAATACCATTTGGTACTCTTACATCTGGTCCTGGTCTCACAGTTTAATAGAAACACATTCAAAGCCCTTGGGAAACCAAGGGCTTTTTTTGTCTATAAAGTTACTAACTAATAAATAATTACATGAGTTTACTTGCCAACTTACAGGCTAACGACCCAATACCAACTAATCCTGTACCGTCCTTTTTAAACAACTCTGCTGTTGTTAATCAAACTGGTCAGCAAGTATTAAACAATCCTTTACAAGGTAACACAGGGGTATTCTCTAATTTTGGAGCACCTCATAGAAGCTTTTTAGATTCCTTATCAGAGTATACTGCCTCTATACCGATTAAGTCTTTTTGGGTTGTACAGTTTAATATTCCTCAGCTAATTAGTGAGGATATAATGAAGAGCTATAGTGAAGAATTTATTAATAACGATGTAGCTAAGGTTGAGTTAACTAACAACAAGTTTATAAGAAACATTGGTGTTATATTTTGTAGATCGTTCAACTTTACTGGAGAAAGTAATAACTCTGCTGTTCCGGAAATGGATATAAGAGGTTTTAGAAGCGTTCCATATGCTGGAGGTAGAAGTAGCAACATTTTTAGCAGTTTAAATCTTTCTTTTTACGAAAGCTCTGTAAGCTTCATTGATCATATTATAAGACCTTGGGTTATTCTAATGTCTTATTATACTACTATTGCCAGAAACGATGCTATCACTCAAAACAATTTAATAGCTGACTTAAAACAAGATATAACTTGCCATTTAATGACAAGAACTGGTGTAGGAACAGTGAGTAACAATAGAGGCAGTTCATCTATTCCTAATTATAACAACCCTGTTGCTGTTAGAAAGACAATTATATTTAAAAACTGCTTTCCAAAAGATATGGGTACATTAGAGTATGCCCAGCAAGACTCTAATTCTGTAGAAACAGTTTCTACAACATTCTGTTACACTAATTATGAGGTCGCTCATGCACCATATCGCATTGGTTTGCCTGAATTACCAGCTCAAATAACGCCTAATTTGCAAAATTTCTCAAATTTGGTATAATATATTGTGCCTTATTATACTTTTAAAGTACCTTCAACAAATAAAAATGTTTTAGCTAAACAATTTACAACTCAAGATTGTATAGATTTACATTTTTTGTTAGCTAACCAAGATATAGAAGGTGTAGACTTGTTTTGTGAAAAGAAGTTTTTAGAGTATACAAATTGTTCAGACAAGTTAAACTCTTTAGATAAGTTTCTGTTTTTATTCTCACAGAAAATTATCTCTCATAATTTTGATATAAGTGTAAATCATGTAAGTTCAAATAACAGTAAAATGACTATTGTTATAAATTTAGTAAATATCTATAATAAGATATCCGACACTAAGTTTATTATAAATGAAACTTACACAGAAAGCAACTTAGAAATCGAGTACGGAATACCTTTTAATTTAAGTTTCAAACAAAACGTTGCTTTATACAAAATTAAGACAAATGAAGGTGTTTTTGAAAGTTTAGAAAATTACTCTAGCTCTATTATCAATGAGTTGCCGTATAAAATGAGCCTGCAAATCAATAAAATGATAGTAAAAAACAACGAATTAATGTCATTTGATTACTTTAAGAAGAGCTTTTTAAGAGATTTGGAACTAAACAATGAATGTTTTTTATTTATTTTAGATTTTATCTATACAGAAAACGTAGGTAATTTCTTTTCCTTATGTTTTAACTTGTGTAAGGAATATAATATTAATTATGAACATATTAAAACAATTACTATGCGAGAATTGCAACTAATTGTGGACACAATAAATAAAATTAACCAAGAAAAGAAGAAACAACAAAAATCCAATGAGCGAACTGTTTAACATTATTAAAAAATCCCTTAAAAACAATAACTTTTACATTCCTAGTCAAAAAAGTTATGTTAAGGGCAGTTGTTTATCGGTAAAGCAGCACAATTCTCTCTTGGGTTTAGAGACTGGACTCAGAGTTAGCTTCGAGCAGTATATAAAGTTTGTTGTTATAACAGATAAAATTATTAGAGAAAATTTAGATACCGTAGACAATCTGTCTTATTATGACAAGTCTTTCATTTTAATTCAACTTAAAATAGCCCAAGATAAAAAATATCTTGATTTAACACTAGAAGACTATCAAAATAGCATTATAGAAAAAACAAACAATTTAGATTTGCAGAGTTTCAGTAAACAATTCATTCATGAAAATCTAGAAATAGAATTGGGTATCAATAAATTTGCAGAGGTTGAGAAAATAAACACCGAGTATCTAGATTCTCTCAACAATAGATTTGAAAATGAGACAGATATTATTACTTTAGAAATTTTAAAGTATATAAAATCTATTAAGTATCACGGAGAAGACGTATACAATGGTTCAGTTAAGGATCTAAAACCATTAATTAACGATTTTCCGGCATCTTTATTCACTTCGTTTAATTCAGTACAAAATACTTTATTAGAAGATATTAGCAGAGTCAATACATTTACAATAGCAGAGGAAAAATATGTATTTAATCCTACGCTAGAGTTTATGTTGTTCTAATAAATATCTACATGGCAGATAGCTCAAAAGATTTTAGCTCAAAAGATCTTAAGAATCTTACTGAGGCGATAAAAACGCTTATTAATAAGATAGACGATCAAGGTAGAGAGTCTACTTCTGTAGCAAGCGTCGAAAGACAGAGAAAATATGACAAGCTGTTTGAGAGCTATATTGAAAGATCTCTAAAAGAAGCAGATCTTAAAGGTGCTTTTGGTGCCTTAAAGACAGGCATTGAAAAACAATTAATTAATGTCTCTGAACAAGCTGAAGAATATCTTTTAGAATCAACCAAAGAGTTAGCTAAAAAGAAAGAAGAACTAGCTAAAAACTATGAAAATGTATCTAAGCAGTTAGACGAAGAGAAGGATCCTGGAATTAAAAAGCAGCTCGAAAAGAAGAAAGCTGAGTTGCTCGCAAATTTAGAGAAGAGAAACAAACAGATTGCAAAAAAATATGAAGATTATGAAAAAAATCTTTCAGACTCTCTGTTTAATTTACAAGATGAGTTAGCAGAAAACATAAAAGAGACTGCTAAAGACATTGGTGTAAAGAAATTTAAATCAACACTCGCTTCCAAAGAGGATGTTGACTCAGCACTTACTGATTATAAGGCTGAATTGCAAAAACAATACAAGACCTTACAAGAAGATACTAAACTAAGAGAGAGTT